ACAATTAATAGTTTACTTACCTACACATTCACCTATAGTGAGCTCTCATTGTAGGTGAATGTGTAGGTAAGTAAACTATTAATTGTGTAACATTATCAAATACTAAACTAGGTACTTCTTTAGGTAAGATTAAATAAAACCACAAGTCATCACGAATCTCATTTAGTAATGTAATTTGTTTTTTAATAACTTGTATATAACTATCTTTCTCTAAGTCTTTTGCAAATGTAATATTTGGATAGACTAAAATTCTAGTAGTCTTTGATTGTCTTTGTTCTGTTTGATATAAACTCATTTGCCTACATTCCAAAATAATGAACCTGGTTTTGCATGTTCTCTCATAACTTTCCAAGCCTTAGCGTCATAAGTAGGTACACTTGGGAATGGTGGCATGTCTTCTTCTTTTACTTCTTGTGTAAATTTTAAATGCGACCTATGTAATATTGCACGACCTACTTCATATTGTTTCATTGTATGTCCAACAGATACTACATGTACATCTTTATCAGGAAATGCCATTTGCAATCCTCTTGTTAATGTGCCACTTGAACCTACTGACCATATTTCACTTAAATTAATATTGTAATCTGTTTCTATTGTTTTTGCTAAATCTCTTATATCTTCTCGTACTCTATTATCATCTAAACCTAATTGTAGTAATCTTCTATTTACAGGGTCTTCATTATAATAATCTAATGCTCTTTTCTTTGTAACTTGTAACATACCATTAGGTACCCAACGAATATCAGCACCATAATCTAATGCTTTCTTTTGATACTCATGTAAGTTTTCCATGTTTCTTTTTGCCATAAAGAATGTTGCCTTGGCACCATATGCTTTTGCTTGAAGTGTGATTGACATTTGAGCATACCCATTTGCAGGACATCCCCCATATACAAATTCATTTGCACCCTCTGACATTTCTTCACGAATCAGTCTATCTGCAAATCTTCTTTTAGAGCCACCTTCTAATAGGTCATCACGAACAACATAAAATCCTTCATGTTCTTCTATAACTAATACTAAATGTTTTGTGTTTGTCATAATCTATAAATATAATTTAAATAATATAAGTAATACACCTATTAATATTATTAATTCAACAATACTAATTTCAGGTCTTAACATAGAAGTTCTAATACGAAACCAATGAGTAAGTGAAGACCACCAGTCTGGTCTATTATGCATTACTAAAACAAATCCTACTATTAGGAATAATATAACTGTTAATGTTATCATCATGATTGTATTCTTTTTCTATATTTGTCCATTTTTTTAGCGCCCTTTTCAAATGCTCTATCAAGTTTTACTTTACTTGCATGTTCAGTAAAGTTTCTGCCGAGTATATGGTCATACTCATGTTGAAATGCTCTACTCATCATACCATCTAAGTTTGCCTCTTTTAAATTGCCATTCTCATCTTCATATTTGACTACGACTTTTCTAGGTCTTTTTAAAGATAAAAATATAAAAGGAAATGTTAAACAACCTTCTTTCATAAGCACATCTTCATCACTTGATGATACTATTATAGGATTAAAACAGTGTAAAGTCAAGCCTGCTTCGAGGTCTATATGACCACCAATAACAAAATAATTAAAAGGTAGACCTACTTGATTACAAGTTAATCCTATGCCACCATACTTTTTCATAGTATCGTACATCTTTTCAGTTAATTCCTTTCTATCTTTAAATCCTTCTTCTATCAACATGTCATCACTAAAAGGTGCTATTGCACTTCTAACTCTAGCGTCTGAAGGTGGTAATAATTCTAATTCTCTATTTTTTTCTAAACTACCTATATCTACTTCATTTGTCATATTATACCTCTTCTAATTTTGTAAAGTTATGTTCTTTCTCAAACTTAATTATATTTGTAAACTTATCAAATAGTATATCACCTTTATGTGATATTATAAACACATTCTCATTTTTCATTTGTCCGATAATCTTAAAGAAGTCTTCTGTTCCTGAGCTGTCTAAACTACTATCAAATATTTCATCTAATATAAGTAGATTTGTACTTGCACTATTTTTCATTTTAGCAATAGTACGCCATGTAAAGACTAATGCTAAGTCTATTCTCATTTTTTCACCTTCACTAAAACTATTATAATTAAATGTATCTCTATGTCTACTCTTTACAGTTTCATTAAATTCTTCATCTAGTGTAAACGATACAAAGAAATCCATAGATTGTAGATACTTGTTTATTAACTGATTCATAATAGGCAAGTATTTTCTAATAATTTTAGACCTTGCACCTTTATCAGATAATATTTCTCTAACAACATCTACATAAGATTTTTGTTCTTCTACTTTTTCTAATTCTTTTGATAAATCTTCTAGTTCTTTATTCAGTTTTTCTAACTCATTTTCTAAGTCTACAACAGATTCGCCCTCTAACATATCTAATTCTACTTCATCTGAATGTTTTTTGATACCTTCTAGTGATGTATTGATTTTGGTTATGTCAATATTTAAGTCTTGCATTTTTTTAGATACAGCATCCATCTGTGTTATTTGTGTTTCTACTTTTGTAACTTCTGTTAATAAGTCTTTTAGTCCGTTTTCTAATTTAGATATCGTTTCTTTTTCTTCTTCTACCTTTTTAGTTTTTAATTCTGAAGAAATTTCTTGTGTACAGGTAGGACATTCACTATTAGTTTCAAAAAATTCTAATGTCTGTTTATGAGTTTCTAAATTGTTTTCTATTTTAGATTCTAACTTAGATAATTGTTTTGATTTTTTATCTACATCTGGTCTAAATTTAATTATTTCTTGTTGTTTTGCAATATCTTCATTGAGTTTCTTTAGTTCTTCTCTATAATGTCTATCTGCCTCTTGATTTTGTTCTCTTTTAGTACGATTTCGTTCCTCGGTGGCATTTGTATGTGTTTTTAAAGACTTTAAATGTTGTCCTTGTAATGATACCTTCTGTTCTATTAAATCTTTACCATGGCGAACCTCGGTAACTTTTTTTGACAATTCTCCTTGTTGTGAGCGAAGAAGTAAGTCCATTTGTGTAAAAACCTTAATATCAAGAATTTCTTCTACAACATCACGCCTATATCGTGCTTTCATCTTCATGAATGGTTCATATGATGATGACCCTAATAATACGACCTGAATAAATGAACGATAATTCAGTTTCATTATATTTGTTTCTAAATATTTCTGATAATCAATTGTTGAGGCGTCCTGATTTATAAGATTGCCGTCTTTATATATTTCAAACTTATTTGGTTTAATACTTCTTATAACTTTGTATGGAATTGTACCTACTAGAAAATCTATACTGACTTTACAATCACCATTATTAATAGTGTTTACCATTTGTTCTTTCTTTATAATTCTAAATGGTCTGTTAAATAATACAAAACATAAGGCATCCAATAAAGTAGATTTACCAGAACCATTTTTTCCTATTATTAGATTTGTAGGATATTCATCTAGTTTAATTGTAATTGGCGTATTACCTGTCGATAAAAAGTTTTGCCATGATATAGATTTAAATTTTATCATTCTTGTGCTTCTTTATATAGATTATTAATAAATTCTTTTAACTTTGCTCTATCTAAGTCTGTTTCTATTTGTTCAACATAATTACCTAAGAATGTAAGTGTATCTTCACCTTGGTCTAAAATGTCTTCTCTAACAGTTGATGTTATACTAGATGTATCTTCATCTATGATATTTAATTCGTGTACATCTATTTCTGTGTGTAAACGATTAATAAACTTATCAAATTTTTCTTCATTGTTTTTATTTAATACAAATAGTTTTACAAATGATTTATCATATACTGATATGTCTTCTTCAGCATAGTTTGTTTTCTTATCATCATAATATATCTTCTTAAATATTGTAAGAGGATTAGGCACTCTGGTCAATTCTCTTGTTTCAGTATCGAACACATGAAACCCTTTAGGACAATTATAGTCATTCCAAGTTATTTGATATTGTGTGCCAAGATAATAAATTTGACCATCATCTGATTTTTTATGAAAGTGGCCTGATATAACTTTTTCAAATCTTTTAAATAATTGTTTTTCTAAACCGTGGTCATTGTAATGACCTTTATGCATTTGAAAACCTTTGACTTCTAAATGCCCCATACAAATTTGTGCTTGTGATTGAGATATTGTTTTAATAGATTCATCATAGATATCATCACATATCCATGGTACTAATAGTATAGGTAGTTTACCAAATGTAACTGTTGTAGGTTTCTCGTATATCCAAGGTTCAAATTTACCATCGAATGTGGTAATCAATTGTTGTAATGCATTAACTGAATTTGTGTTCTTATAATAGGTGTCATGGTTGCCCAATATAACATGAGTATCTATTCTCATATCATAAAGTCTTTTCCAAAACTTCTCTTGAAAGTTATGTGCCACTTTATAGTTGATAAATTTTCTTCTATCAACAACATCACCTAAATGGATTAGGTGTTTGATATTGTTTTCCTTTAGATAAGGAAAAAACAATTCATCATAAAATCTGTTTTGATAGTCCATAAAATGAGGACTATCGTTACGACAACCAAAATGTGTGTCGTTCAATAAAGCAATTAGCATAATGTTATTCTATAAATTTATCAAGTTTGCCCTTTCTTTTTCTTGTTGTTTTCTTTTTGACAACAGGAACATCTTTAGGGTCAGCATTTCTTTGTAGAAATTCAGAAAATTGATTTCTAAATTGTCTATCTTCACCATCATTCAAAGTCATATCATCATAGTTTCCTTCCATGATTAATCTATTCTTAATTGTAGTTTGTTTTTTTTCTTTCTGTATTCTTCGTATAAAGGCATAGTATATTATTTGTGTAAAATATGCGAATGGATTGTTTGATTTTTCTGGATTGAAATTATCAAGATATTGTAGACAGTTTTCTATACCATCAGAAATCATATCATCTCTAAATGTATAGTTAATAAAGTTTGGTCTATATGATAGATGATTTGCAATCTTTAAAAAGCACTCACCTATATAGTTTGTTACAACTGGTTTTTCTTCACCTGAATTTTCAGATTCAATACAAGCATTTCTATACTCCGTCATTGCGGCTAGAAACTCTTTATTGTTTACATAATGTTCTTTCTTTTTTTCACTTTTCATGTTTTACATTATACTCCATAATACAGTAAATGTCAATGCTGGTTAGTATTTTTTTGTTTTTTGTTTGCCTGTTTTTTATAATACCAATCACGCTTGACATTCTTTGCCATTTGTGTTATTTTAGCTGTGTTCTTCAGCGCCGGTTAGAGTAGCTAGTGTTTAGTACTATCATCTAGACCATCAAAGATTTCATTTAACTTCTTAGATACATCATCATCTAGTTCTTCTCTATCATAACTATCTTGTTTGTGTTCAGACATGGTCGCCTTATCATACCCATTAGATACATTTTTATATGAGTTAGTCATAGCCTTACCAGCAGATGTGATAGTCATTATCTTATCTTTAGGTATAGAAATAATAGAATCATCTGAATATGAAGTCCATTTAATAAGGGCAACATAATCTTTAAGACCCATTTCTTCCATAGCAGGTATGTATTTTATCTGTAAAGGTTTATCAATTTTAACAAGCGGCGATTTCTCATCTAATAATTCTTGTGGTATCGTACAAACGATATCATCTCCATTAACCAATTTTATTATTTTAATTGCTTCCATGTAACTCTCCTTTATAACTCGACATTGTGAATGTCATAGTCAAATCCTTCTTCGTTGTATATATTTATTCGTTCCCTAAAGTGTGATAATGTATAGTTTTCTTCTTCTTGATAAGATAGGTCATCAGATATATCATATAAGTGTGCCATTGATTTGTTGTCTTTCAATCGTAGCCCACGACCAATTGATTGTAAGTTTCTTATTCTAGACTTACTTGGACTACTGAACACTATATTGTGTAGATTACGAATATTTATACCTGTACTAAATGTGCCATAACTTGCAATGATTATCGCATTATTAGACTTCTCTGTCAAGGCTCTAATCTTCTCTCGTTCTTCTGCTTCAACACCACCATAAACAAAGAATACTTGTTTGCCATAATTCTTTTCTTCTATCAGTTGTTTTAATATCATACCATGTTTTTCTACATATTGAAACAGGCAAAGTGAATTACCAGTAAGACCTAAACATAGATTTCTAATATAATTATTTCTTTTAGTATTAGACACTAGAAAATCCATTTCTTCTTGATATGTTTTACCTCTCAAAAAGTCTATTGACATCTTTTCATGTTTTAAAACTAGACAATGTATTTTAAGTTGTGCTAGATGTTGTTTTTCTTGTAATTCTGTTGTTGATACTATCTTGTTCACGGCACCAAATAAACCCTCTAAAACGAGTTTGTGTGTCTTGCTATCATCAAGTGTACCTGTAAGACCAATACGATACTTACAGTTTTCTAATCTTGCCATAATTTTAGTTAAAGAAACTGCCTTAAACAAGTGAGCTTCATCACCAACGACCATACCAAATTGTTCAAACCATCTCTTATCTTGTTTATAGATTGATTGCCATGTACTGATATACACTCTTTTATTACTTTCTTTTTCATGCCCTTGATATATTCTATGGACATTTTTTAGACTATCATAACCATAGTCTTTAAAATCTTTATATAATTGTTCTACTAAAGAAGTAGTCGGTACTACTATAAGTATCTTATTGTTTTCTTCTTCTTTTAGTCGTAACAGATTAAAACGAACCATCAGATAAATTATCAGAGATTTTCCCGAGGCCGTAGGCGATAACATTAAACACCTTGATTTCACCATAGAGTAAATAAACGCCGATTTTTGGTAATCTCTTACTTCAAAAGGTATTTTTAGTTTCTTAATAAAACTATCTACTAGTTCAATATCTACATTGGCATCCTTTATGCCTGTTCTGTCTACTACTTCAACATCATTCTCTGAACACCAGTTAAGTAAGTATGGATATAGACCTGTATAGATTTGACCATTAGTGTAAGAAAATAATCTGATTTTACCATCCCACCTTCTATTTCTAACAGAAGGCATAAATTTAGCACCAGGTACTTCAAAGGTAAAGTGTGAACCTAAATCTCTGCGAACATCTTCATCAGCGTCTACTACTAGATGTACATCATTCTTTTTTGTAAGAATTAAGTTTCTCATAATTAGACAGCACCAGAAGTAAACTTTCTCCATTCAATAGAGTTGCGAATTTGCCAATCTCGATTACTAATTTGTCTAAGTGTTCTGTCTAAGTAATTGACAACCGTTTCTAAGTAGTCTATCTTTTGTGATGACTTAATTAGTTCTTCATCAGATTCAAGATACTTATCTACATCTGATTTCATAATTTTTAAGTTAAAGGGTTTGTCTTGATATATCTTTGGACTTGCTTTACCAGTATAGTATTCCCATTTTACTCTTTTGAGAATTTTATAATCAGATTCAGCTCTAGTTAATAACAGTTTAAAGTTATTTAAGTGTTTGAGATACTTGTTGTGTAATGCAGGAGTTTTTAAAGATTCTAAATCTAGTTCTGCCTCATTCATTTTGAGGTCTTTATCAACCTGCTCTTGTAGTTCTTCTAATGTCATAATAAAATCACCGGTTAATTATATAAATTCTAACTATATTTAGTTAGATGTTAAGTAGTTGTTTCAGTTGTTCTTCCACTTCCGACAGTTGCAAATTCGTATATCTGATAATTAAATGATACACTTGCAGATAGATAAGAAGTATCTCCTGCTTGTTGGTCATAAATTAATCCAGATAAAGATGTTGGATATAAATCTACATATCTTA